TATAGTGAAAATATAACTTGCTATTTAGTGCCTTTAGAGTGATATATAGAGTAACAAAATTATACTAAAGGAGACTAAAAGAATGTTCAAAGAGTTTAATGCACATCCAAAAGGAATCAAAACAGGAGATTGTGTTGTTAGAGCAATCGCAACGGCAACCAACAAAGATTACTTAGAATGTCGAAGAGAATTAAATCAAAAGAAACGCGAGTTAGGATTTTCTGGATACAAAGACACATTGTTTTTGTATAAGTATTTAGAAAAGAATCCAAGACTGATATTCAAAGCAGTAAAAGGTGAACCAAGAATTAAAGGATCTGATTTTACAGAACTACATCCAAAGGGAACTTACATCTTAAAAATGGCAGGACACATTACAGCTTGCATAGATGGAGTGATCCTTGATACATGGGATTGTACTTACAGATCAGTTTATACAGCATGGGAGATTACACAATGAAAGCAAACTTTATCAGAAAAGCAGTGAACTACGAACTCATTCCACAAGATGAGTTTGTGATTGAAAAAGAAGTATTGATTGAACCGAACTTATTTGAAACCTTCATCAAGAATCCATTAGACGATTATGATTTCATTAAAGAAAATATTGAACTAATGCATTGCGATAATGAAGGAACGTTCCATTGCATCTTGGTAACATCAGAACAGCATGACTTTGGAATCCTTGTTGAAAGCGAAGGATATCATTACGCAAGGTACACAGCATATTTACCAAAAACATCATTCAGGAGCTAAGGCTCCTTTTTTCGTTATATTAGGAGGAGAGTGAAGATATGCAAATAGTAACAAGTGAATCTGTATTTAGTGGACATCCTGATAAAGTATGTGATCAAATCAGTGATGCAATTTTAGATGCAATACTAGAACAAGATAAGAATGCAAGAGTAGCAGTTGAGACAGCAATCAAAGATGATTTGATTTTTGTATTCGGTGAAGTAACAACTACTGCAATTGTCAATTATTCTCAAATAGCAAAACAAACCATCAAGGAAATTGGTTATGATGAGAAGTTTGTTGTAATAGAAAAGATAAGTAAGCAGTCACCAAATATCGCACTTGGTGTTGATTCAAGCGAAAGTAAAGAACAAGGTGCAGGCGATCAAGGGATTATGTTTGGATATGCTTGTAATGAAACACAAGAATTCATGCCACTTCCGATTATGCTTGCACATCAAATATCAAAAGAAGTAGATAAGATTCGAAAAGAAAAATACTCTCACATCTTTGGACCTGATGGAAAGTGCCAGGTATCTGTAGGTTATGAAAATGGGAAACCAATCAAAGTACAAACCATTGTTGTCTCAGCACAAACAAAACCAGGTCTTGATAGAGAGTTTATTGAAGATATCATAATCAATGAAGTATTAACAAAGGTCTTTGACTTTGATACATTAGTTGAAGCAGAAATACTTATAAATCCTACTGGAGAGTTTGTAATAGGCGGACCATATGCAGACTCTGGATTAACGGGTAGAAAAATCATTGTTGATACGTATGGTGGTTATGCAAGACATGGCGGAGGAGCTTTCTCAGGTAAAGACGTAAGCAAGGTTGATCGCAGTGCGGCTTATTATGCCAGATACGTTGCAAAAGCCGTTGTAGGGGCAGGTTTGGCCACACATTGCGAGGTTAGTCTTGGATATGTAATAGGTGTAGCAAAGCCAGTAAGCGTACTTGTTAATACGTTTGATACTGGTGTTACTGATGATGATGAAATCACATCATTGGTTAATTATATCTTTAACTTTAAACCTGAGAATATAAGAAAAGAACTTGAATTGGATAAGGTCAAGTTCAAAGACTTAGCTGCTTATGGACACTTTGGTAGAGAAGAACTTCCTGTTCGCTGGGAACATGTAGATGATAAGATTAATCAATTGAGAGAACTTTATGCGAAAACCTAAGGTGATACACAATTTTTACAAGTCTAGTGTATGGGCAGTAGCAAGAGAAATCAAGATACGCGAAGTCAACGGACTATGTGAACGTTGTGGTAAATTAGGTGAAGAAGTTCATCATAAGAAACGATTAACAATTGATAATATAAAAGACAGTTCTGTGAGCATCAATCAAGAAAACTTAGAACTTTTATGTAAAGATTGTCACAATAAAGAACATAAGCGATTTAGTCCAACGATAGAATTCGATTCAAATGGTGATATGATTCGTAAATAAGCCTCGTTTTTGTTGATTATATTTGATATAATTATACAAAAGGGGATGAAACCATGAAGCATATTTCAGATTGGATAAAAAAGAGAATTGGTATAATTATCGCATTAACAATATTTATAAGTATAATATATATATTTCTTATAGTGTTAACTAAAATTAATGATATCAATACACTAGAGATCATTAAAGACATTTTAGGTGGTGTATCCGTTGCATTGTCATTATCTTTAGCAATCACGATAAATATAAGTGTTAATAATTTCAATGCGACAGAACAGATTTTTGTTGAAGGCGATTTACATAAGCATGAAGGTGATGCTTCAAAATCTTCTGAAGAACAAGAAAAAAACAGTTCATTAAAAATAACAAATAAAATAATAACTGATGGTAAAAAACTTGCCTCTATATTAAGTCTTGATGAAGTAAGAAAGACAGGCTTTTTTGTTCCTCTTACAACTCAAAGGGATATAATTGTAAACCAAAAATCTTTCGTAAATCATATCGAAAACTTAATTCAACAATTGTCAGACTCTTCATTGATAATTAAAGATTTAAATTTCGTAGAGACATTAAAATTAGTGATTAATGATACATTGACAATCAAAAATCAGTATGTCAATCTATTATCAAAAACATCAGGATTTGCACTGAATCAAATTAATTCATATAGAGATGAAACTGTAACAAACATTAACAATTGTGTTATTAATCTTGAATTAAATATAATCGTGTTAAAAAACTTGCTCTAATCCCCCCCATTCATATCAAAAAAAAATAGTATGGGTACCGCGCTAGGGGACAATTAAAAAACACAAGGCATTATTTTTGAAAATCAATAATATGATTTGCATTCAAAAAACTTTATTATTATGCTATAATCAATTTATCAGTTTCCTTCGGGGGTAGATATAGTGATAGATGAGAAGCTTCGAGTAGTAATCCCAAGAGAGTTCTCTGGCAGTGATGTCTATAATAGATACCAATACCAGGTTTTTTTTGCTGCGGGACTAATAATAAAAATGATGTCTGAAGAAACAAGTTTTTTGACATTTTTAGACTATCTAGACGATGTTGTTGTAGTAAGTGGCAATGATGATAATAAAATGATTACATTTTATCAGGTTAAAACGAAAAATAATGGACCAATAAGTATGAGGGTTATAATTACAAATAATTGGATTTCTAAAATGCATTATAATATTTCTAACTTCAGCGAATTTGATTCAAAAGGTATTTTAGTTACAAATAATGGAATCAAGCTAAACGATAAAATTTATGATCAAGTGAATGTTGAAAAACTTTCTGATTTATTAAATCTTCCCGACAATATTAAATTTCATGATCAAGTTGTGGAGCAGTTATCAATTGAATATCAACTTGAAAAAGAGGACATTAAACTAGATAATTATTATGTTCTGTCTTCTGATTTAAGCTTAAAAGGATATGATGATCAAATTAGAGGTAAACTTTCTCTATATTGTCAATCTATTAATAATAAATTAACACTTTCATCACTTGATACTATTTATTCAAAACTGATTTTAGAACTCCAAAAAAGACAAAAGAATGTATTTAATCCAGTAAATATTGAAGTGGAGCATTTGAAGCAATCGAAAAGTATTACTGATAAGGATATATCTCTAATAATAGAAAAAACATGGTTAGTAGAATTACCCGAATTTCAAAATCTAAATGATTTTAAATGTAATGTCTTAGGTTCATGCTTCACTTATGGTAATAATTATAATTGTCTCAAAAAATATAAGAAATTCCAAATTGAAAAGATAAAATCAGGATCGAAGCTGGTATCATATGCAAACGAAAAAATAGCTGAATACGTAGATATCAATCAAGATATAGATGAAAAAGATATTGTTCAGAGCATAATTAACTATTTGAACGATGATGATATATTGAAAACATCAGAGTTTTACAAAGAATATGGTGAATTTATTGTCACAATATATTTATACAAGATGAATTAGGGGAGGTGTCAAAGTGCTGATTTTTAATAACTTGCTTATTGTAGATTATATTCGTAAAGAAGCAAAATATGTGTCTTTTGGAAATAACAGAAACTTGATTACGAGTGATTCAAATTCTAAAGGTAAATCAACGATTATGAAATCTTTATACCATACCCTGGGTGCAAATAGTTTATTTGATGATGAATTTGAAGTTCATTCAAAAATGTTTGATATTGAATTTAATGTGAATAATCAAAAATATCGAATTTGTCGTTACCAAGATGAATATACTATATTCAAAGAAGAAAAACTCATTAAGAAATTTAGTCGTGGTAATATTGAGGGTTTGTCTAGATTTTATGAAGAAGAATTTGGATTTAGTGTTTATTTAAAAAGCAGAACTGCGAGTATCGTCTTAGCTCCACCTGCTATGTCTTTTTTACCATATTATTTGGACCAAGATAAAAGTTGGAAAAAAGAAGTAGAACCATTTGAAAATCTTGGACAATTTGAAAAACTTAGTAGAAACGATTTGTTTTATTACCACCTTAACATATTGAATAAGGATTATATTTCTTATAGACAGTTGATTCAGGAAAAACAAAAAGTGCTGACTAATAAGAAAGATGAACAAGCTAATTCTGAAGAAATATATAAGACAATTTCTGAAACAATAAAATCTGATAATACATTTATTAATGAAAACGAAATGGAAATTGTTTTAAATCAAATGAAAAACAAAATAAACCATAATCTCAGCATAATTGCTGAGTTAAAAGAACAATTCTTATATTTGGATTCGTCTAGATTTGATTTAGAGATCGAAAGAAAAGATATTGATAGAATTATAACTCAATTAGCATCTGGGAAGGACATAAAAACAAGCAAAGAAATTAAATGTCCTAATTGCGAAAATATCTTTGAAATTTCATTTGAAGAGGAAATAGAAGAATTATACAATTTAAGTTTTTTGAGAAATAGAGCAAAATCAATTGATTTTGAAATAAAAGAATCCAGTGATAAGTTAGCTATAGTTAAATCTTCCCTTGCTGATCAGTTAAGTGAGATTAATGCTTTGGAAGAACAAGTTAAGGTTAAGGAAAGTGCTTATCAAAGTTATATTAATCGTAAAGCTTATGATAATATTATTTCTGAACTTGTTGAGAGAATGACAAAATTAAATATTGAAATTCAATCTTTAGAAAACGAAATAAAGAATGTTAGCGAAAATATCGAAAAACACCAAACTTTAAAGAGAGAAGCTCATGAATTGTTTGTTGCAGAATACACTAGATTTCTTAGAAATCTTAATGTTACAAACTTTAAGTCTGATAATATTAAACCTTTTCAAAAACTACGAATTGGTGGAAGTCAGTATGTAAGAAGTACATTAGCATATTTCTTTGCTTTTTTAGAAATAAAAACTCATATGAATGTTCAGTCGTTTAAGTTTCCCCTTGTGATTGATTCACCTAGAGAAGGAGAACAAGATAATGAAAATAGTCAAGATATACTTGAATTCATTTTAAATTCTGATATAAATGATTATCAAATGCTTGTGTCCTCTGTTAATGCAGATCAGTACATAGATTTGGATGAATACCCTGATTTAAATTTGATAGTTCTTGATAACCAGAAATACCAATTACTTAATTCACCTGATTATATTGAACATCAAGAACGTATATATAGCTCAATTGCATCCTTTAACCTTAGGAAATAGAAAATGATGGTTATACAGGAATATAAGCGACTCAAGTCGCTTTTTTCTATGGCTGATGAATCAAAGAAAGAACTGGTTGACAATATGATTCATCAAGCTGCATTCATGAAAGTTGAACTTGACAAACTTCAAGGACAGATAAGAAAATATGGTGCAGTTCAAATATCAACTAAAGGTTCTCAACGACAAACTGAAGCTGCCAAGTATTATACAAAACTTGTGAATTCTTATGGAACAGTGATTAAAACTCTAAATACTATCCTAGGGACACAAGTAGACGATGGAGAAGACGCATTTGATGAATTTCTTAAGAGAGCAAGTGAATGAACTATCTAGTAGAGTATTATCATGAAATAGAAAAAGGAAATATTCTTGTAGGAGAAGAACTCAAGAAACAACTTGATACATTGATTCTTGATCTTGAAAATCCTAGATACATATTTGATGAGAAACCAGGTAATTTAAGAATTAATTTTATAGAGACTTTTTGTAAGCATACTAAATCACCATTTAACGGGATGCCATTTATACTTGAGTTATGGGAAAAAGCGATCATTCAAACGGCTTATGGATTCAAAATTGTTGATACAGACCTTAGAAGATTTAATGAAGTTATATTGTTGATTGCAAGAAAGAATGGAAAGACAACTTTCGTAGCTGGATTAGATATTGCAGAGTTCTTTCTATCAAGAGGTGGAGTAGACATAATCTGTGCTTCGAATACAACAGAACAAGCAAATATTCTTTTCGAAGAAATTAATAATATGCGAGAGCAATCTCCATCATTATCAAAGGAAACAAGAAGCAAGAAAAACATCTTTTACATCTATTCTCCAAAAACTAAAAATAAGATCAAGAAATTATCTGCTCAATCTAGAAACAAAGATGGATATAACATCGAAGTAGGTTGTATCGATGAAGTTCATGAGATGACTGATTCAAAAGTATATGATGCAATCAAACAATCACAATCTACAAAGAAAGAACCTCTAATATTTATCATAACCACCGAAGGGACAACAGTCGGTGGTTTTTTAGATAGTAAGCTTGATTATAGTCGTAAGATGCTTAAAGGTGAGATACAAGATGAAAGAGTTCTTCCCTGGCTTTATACGCAAGACTCAGTGAACGAGATATACGAGGATAAAAAGACATGGCAGAAATCTAATCCCAGTATAGGAGTAGTAAAGTTAAATAGCTATCTAGAAGATGTAATGAATAAATCAAAGCATGACTTATCAACAAGAGTAACAATGCTTTGCAAAGACTTTAATATCAAACAAGCGGACTCTGGTTCTTGGCTTAATTTTGATGATTTAAATAACGATGAAACATATAATATAGATGATCTAAGAGATAGTTATGCAATAGGTGGTGTAGATTTATCTTCAACAACGGATCTAACTGCAGCTATTCTAGTTATTCAGAAAAAAGAAAGTAACAAGAAGTATATTCTAGCTCACTTCTTTATGCCAAGTGAAGTTTTACAAAAAAGAATTACTGAAGATAATGTTCCTTATGATATTTGGGTAAAAAGGGGACTGGTAACTTTGACAGAGGGAAACCAAAATGATTTTAGTCTTGTTACTCAATGGTTCATGAAGATGATACAAACTTACGGTATCAGACCTTTATGGGTTGGATTTGATCCTTGGAACTCACAGTACTGGATAAAAGAAATGGAAGACCTGGGTTTCAATATGGAGAAAGTAAGACAGGGAATTTATTCTCTATCTGAACCAATGAAGCAGCTTGAAGCAGATCTCAAAAACAGCCTTGTAAATTATAACAATAATCCAATCTTAAAATGGTGTTTAGCTAATACTCAAGCCAAAGTAGACTTAAATGGAAACATTCAACCATCAAAGTTAAACTCCAAATATAAACGGATAGATGGTACTGTAGCTTTGATAATTGCTTATGCAGTTTTAAATAGGTATAAGCTTGATTACGAGAATATGCTATAAAAAAAAGGTTCAAAGAACCTTTAATTTATAAAATGGTGATGGCGGAAGGAGTTGAACCTTCAAGACGATTGTGCCCGTTATGTAACTTTCAAATACCCTATGAATTTAATGCACCTTTGGGCACCATCACAAAAGTCTTCCACCATACCTTAAGTTCCATTTTTATGCTCACTCCTTTAGATTTCAAGAATATATTGAATAAAATGGTAACCGTTAGCGGTGCATTTGGAAACATAATAGGTAAGATACTCATTACGATAACAGCCAAATATAAAATAACATATATTTATTAAATAATCAATATCTTTGGAAGAAAGTGGGCGGTTCAATGGCAATATTTAAACGAAAAAGTAAGACTGGGTCATTTGATGCACTCCAGTTAATCAGCAATCTTAATACATTTTATACACCATTTGGAAATAATATATCCAATAGTGATGTGGTTAAGATATGTATTGATCGAGTGGCAAGTCAATGTGCAAAGTTAAAACCAAGATTTATAAAAACTGAAAACGATAAGACAGTAACCGAGAAGAAAGGTCGACTGTCTTTTCTTTTGAAATATAAACCGAATGATATCATGACACCTTATGATTTTATCTATAAAACAATTACATTGTTACTGCTAAATGATAATGCATTTATCTATCCTAAGTTTGATAAACAAACTGGAGAGCTTAAAGGTGTCTATCCATTAAGACCAGTAACAGTTGAGATGATTGTTGACACATCTGATGTATATTATATTAAGTTTCTGTTTGATAATGGAGAGTCATACATCTTGCCATATGATAATATAATCCACTTGCGAAGACATTACGGACAAAATGATATCTTTGGTGGAACAGGATCATCTGGTGATCATGAAGCAATCCTGAAAACAATCTCAATTAATGATAGCTTACTCCAGGGAATAGACAATGCCATTAAATCATCGATGCAGATCCGTGGAATCATTAAGATGAATGGAATGTTATCAGAAGTAGATAAGAAAAAACAACGAGACCTTTTTGATGCTGCATTATCTGAATCAATGAATGTAAAAGGGAGTTCTATTATTCCAATAGATCTTAAATCGGAATATATTCCCTTGAACGTTGATCCAAAACTTATCGAAAAGGACACACTTGAATTTTTACAGTCTAAGATTCTAGATTACTTTGGAGTATCTGTTCCAATATTTACAAGCAAATATACTGAAGAAGAATTCAACTCATTTTATGAATCAACCATTGAGCCTCTTGCTATTCAATTAAGCGAGGCTTTTTCTTTAGGATTACTTACAGATAATCAAATAGAACGTGGAGAAG